GCCACTTATATCAAGTGTGGCTGAAGTAAGTGCGCCAGTAATAGTAATATTTCTACCGCCAGTGATATCTTTATCTGAATCTGTTATGATTGCTTTACTAGCAAGAACTGTACCAGCAGTAATACCATCTAGTGCTTCTAATTCTGCTTCTGTAAGAACCGCACTACCAACAGTAATTGAGGTTGCAGCAGTTAATGCACCAGCAGCTACAATTGTTCCTGATACATCAAGATTTCCATTAACGTCAATGGTTGTTGCGTTAATTTCTATTTCTGTATCAGCTACCAAATCCAATACGCCGTCTGCACTTTGTGAAATATGTGTTCCACTATCACCAAATTGTAACTGGTTAGTACTATTAAGAAGAACCCCAGTGTTGGCAACATGGGTTAGTGTAACATCTTGGCTACTACCAAAATTAACAACTGCACCACCAGCTAAGAACAAACCAGACCATTCCAAAGAATTTGCACCAAGGGCAGCACCACCAGATGATGTTGGAGAGATACTAGTTACAATCAAAGGTGCAGTTAAAGTCACCACTGTTGCAGTGGCACTAATACCACTAGTCAAAGACGATGCATCTCCAAGTAGAGTATAAATCTCTAAGAAGTTGTCATTAACTTTATTAATAGCTACCCGTAAAGTATCGCCAGTGCCATCGTCTGCAGCCTGACCTATTCCAATTGATTTATTTGCCATCTATATTCTCCTAATACTATTTATCATAAAAATATTGTTACTTATCCTGTAATATCAAGGATCACCAAATGGATTTGACTCACTGAAGTCCAATACTGTGTCATCTAATCTATCAAACAATTCATTTTGTGCGGTCTTGTCTACAACTCCATCACCAAGAATTGGAACATCTTCTGATAGGATATATTCATCCCCACCAGATTCAGATAAAATACTTTCACCGAATGAAGCAGGGTCTTGACCTGCACCAATTGATACAGCATCACTAGTAAGATTTGTTAAATCAGCAGTAAAGATAACATTATCTACAGTTAATGATTGCCCAACAATTGATGATCTTTCAAGAGTAAATTGATAATCAGAAGTTGAAGTTGATAGAGAATCTTCTATTGCATCAATTTCAGTAATACCTGTATCAAGAGTGTCTGAACCATAATCAAACAGGCGACATTTCATTTTATAAACTGGATTATTGTCCAACTGATGGAAAGGTTCATCATGATCTACAAAGTTAATCTCAAATAACTTTTTGAGTAACGGGTGATAAATTGCATCACCCTCTAGAGGACGGTCAGCATCAGTTGCATCAGTTTCATTTATAATATAAAATATTTCTCCTGCTAGTTTAGATTCAGAAAGTGTACCAGCCTCCAATTGAATAGAACCAGAGGATGTTGAATCTGTTGCTGCTTCAATCTGTAGTTGTTTTGTTTTCTCTTGGAACCTTGTTTTACTTACAACAAAGGTTGCTTCACTTAAATTCTGTAAACCAAACTGAGACATCAGTTCTTGTTCTCCAGCATAACCACCACCAGAATCTTCCATATACATTTCAATAAGAGACTGAGTATCAAATTTGGATAATGAATCTTCACCAAGAATTGTATCTTCTGCAACTAATGTGCGGTCAAGATAATATACATCATGACCGTGAATTTGAATTGCTTCTGCAATCAAGTTGGCATATAGTGATTGTTCAGCTGTGCCTATTTGTCCCGTGGTCATGAGTTTGCAATCCCCGCATCACCAAATGGATTTGACTCACTAAAGTCCATTACTGCATCATCTAATCTATCAAACAATTCATTTTGTGAGGTCTTGTCTACAACACCATCACCAATATAATATTCTTCAGATATAAGGAAATCAGTGCCGCCAGTTTCAAGTAGGACACTTTCACCATACGAAGCAGGATCAGCGCCGGGTGCCGCTACTGTACTATCGATAGTTATAACACTAGAAGAAAGATCAATATCAATAAAATCTAAAGTTAATGCTTGGCCAAGGATTGATGAATTTTCAAGAGTAATCTGGTAATCAGAACTTGCAATTGATAGATCATCTGATATTGCATCAATTTCAGTAATACCTGTACTAAGTTCTTCAGAACCATAATCAAACAATCGACAACGCATTTTATATACTGGATTAGTATCTAACTGATGAAAAGGATTATCGTGATCTACAAAATCAATCTCAAACAATTTATTTAGCGTTGGATGATAAATTGCATCACCCTCTAAAGGACGATCAGCATCAGTCGCATCAGTTTCATTTGCAATATAGAATATTTCACTACTAGGAGTTGTGATTGTACCAGATTCTAACTGAATAGAGCCAGACGATGTTGAGTCTGTTGCTGCTTCAATCTGTATCTGTTTTGTTTTTTCTTGAAATTTTGTCTTACTTACAACGAAAGTTGCTTCACTAAGGTTCTGCAAACCAAACTGGGACATAAGTTCTTGCTGGCCAGCAAAACCGCCACCAGAGTCTTCCATATACATTTCAATGGAAGCTTGTGTATCAAATTTGGATAAGGAATCTTCACCAAGAACTGTATCTTCTGCAACTAATGTGCGGTCAAGATAAAACACAGAGTGTCCTCGATGATGAATAGCTTCTGAAACTAAATCAGCATATAGGGATTGCTCAGTTGCAATTGCAGCTACACCACTTGTATGGAAATGTTTATTAACCGCCATTAATTATCCTATCATATAATTAACTGGCAACTCAAAGGTAAGTTGAATTTGTTCTTCTAACTTATTAATCTCTTCCTGTGCTTGTGAATAGATAGTTTCACCATTCATAGTAACACCGCCCAGCATAGCAACACCACTGAACTTGGATAGGTTTGCACCCCACTGTTGCTTAATAAGAGCAGTTGCATATCTCTTTAGAAAAATATCATCATAGATATCTGTGAATGTGTTTGGGTCTATTTTGCGATAACATTCTGCAATGATATAGTCCTCACCAGCAACAAAGTCATTTGTCCAATCACCGTCAATGTAAAGACGATTTTGGTGTTGGTTAAATCGGATTGGTGTTTCACCAACAAGGATATGTTCTAGAAGGTCTAGGTTGTCCATTGCCATCTGATACTGAATGACGGAAGTAGAAGATAGATCGTACAAGTCATTAAGACGCAATTGGTAACGAACATCAAACATGTTAGAACCACCACCTGTACCTGTGAACGGCCAGACCTGTATAACTGACACAACAGCAGAGGGCATCGGAATAAAATTACTACCCTCTAGAAATGTATCCGTGATAGTAGCATCTGATGTATCAGTTCCAGTTGAGGATATATTTGCCTGTCCTCTAGTAATATCTGCTGCGGTAATCAGATGTTTGAGATACATTTTCTCAATACCATCATAATGATATTGTGCAAAATACTGAAGAGCTTCATCAATACGATCATCTGTCTGATCGTCTGATACGTTAATATCAATAACCCCAGAACCTAATGCTCTCAGGCAATACGATTTAAATGTTGATTTACTTGTAGGTATGGCCATGTGGAGATATCCTTTTTTATATATTTATAAGATTTGTTTTATTGCGATACAGTTTGGGCCAAATTCAACGCCCTTATCTATCCATCCTCCAATCTTATTAAATCCCACACTCTCATATGCTGGCAGTGCAGTTTTTCGTGGCATTGTCCATATAATTCTACATTCTTCTCTCTTCGCAGTTTCTATTGTTAGCTTAAGTAGAAGTTTAGATAATCCCTCTCCTCTTTTTTCTGGTTTTACATATAAACCTCTAGACCTGTAAATATCATCACCAGTTCTAAACCCACTATTTACACCAATAATTTCTTCCCCATCTCTTACTGCCCAGAAGGTAGGTTCAAATAATAAAATATTCCTGTCTTTAGTAACATCAACTTTACCATAATCTTCCCACATATGTGGGTTCCACATAAGGGTATTTATTGGCTGAATTTTACTAATCCTACCCGGCCACAGACCTTCATTCCAAAGATCATATGTTTTTTCAAAGGTAGTTTCGAAATATTCATAAGAGCTCATAATATACCTCTATTTAGATAAGTTATCTATACTCTCCATGCATTTACTTTATAAAAATTTTCATAATCTTCCCATTCATGCGGTTTGTTTCTATGGTTTGTGAAATGTACAAACTTTATATCAGGATGAAATTCTCCTCCCATATATATCCAATCGTTACCAGTTACCTTCTCATATCGCTCAGTCATCTTGTATTGCCAAGTTCTGATATTGTTAAAACTTATAACCTTATTATCAGCAACCCATCTAGTGAACCATTCATCAGGTAATGTGATTAATTCTAATCTTTCATTCACATTATCTTCTACAAAATATTGCTCACCATTAACAGGACCAATGGTCTGTCCATTTTTAATATAGAATTGTTGCCAATAATGAATATCTTTCATAAACTTGTCATAGATGTATTTACATTCCTTTGGATAATACTTGAAGAATCCACCATTAATTTCATAAGTATCAGAATCCTCTCTCCACCATCCTGGCATTGCTAGAAACTGACCCGGTTTAATAGGATAGTCAAATATCTTTTTGTAATCACCCACAAGTAAAATATCAATATCTATTACACAGATTGGTTCATCAATATCCAGCTGCATACCCCACATCTTATTCCATTGAAGGGTAACTTCTGGATGATACGGCTCATGAACCCATATAAAATTATACTCAGGAAGTTTTTCTTCTAGGTAAACCTCATATTCTGGGCCATACTTATCACCAATACGAATTGCTATGATATCCATCTTCTATCCCACTGTTTGGTTGGTTGAGTTCCTTGAAACCAACAAATATTTGCCGAGTTAATTAAAACTTGATGTAGTTTATTATATGAGTTTACCAACTCTTCCAGAGTATAGTATGCATGTGACATATGATAACTAAATATATTACTTGTGTCAAAGAAAACATTTTTTCCCTTGACTTTTTCAGAAAGTTTGTTATAGTCTGGTGTTATAATATTCATTAACCAATATTCTAATTCTTGTTCATTTCTCATCTTCTCTTGTAAAATTCTGAGTTCTTCATGAGAACCCATGTCATCAGCTCTTTTTGAAACAGATTTGTTCCATGAGTTATCAACCAGATTTATCTTTGTGATATTCTTATATGTATAGAGTTCATCC